TTATATAATGTGATAAAAAAGAATAATAGGCTCGTATATTAAACATACTATTCGCTTTTTATTATAGTAGAGTTAACCGTTCGCAGCGATGCCGGAGCAATTCGCTGGTATCCGTGAGATTATTAAAGACAAGACAAAAGTAGAACGCCCTACATTAACGCAAGATGAACAAGAACTTATTGAGAATATACTATTATGTTCTCTGCTTTCTGAAGAAGAAATATTGATTACATATTATGAAGATGGATTTTTACTTACTAGTTATATGACCGTCATTGATATTGATCCGTTGAATAAATCTATAATTTGTACGGATGCATTTTATAATAATATGACGTTGAAATTTCTTGATATTATTGATGCAAAATGAAAAAAGACCGCCCACCAGGACGGCCTTCGCTGCTTACTTCTTAATATACTCGTAATACCACTTTCCATCTGGCCGAGTATCCATCCACCAAGTGATTTTATCTAATTCGGCATTAGGCAACACTTCCGTTTGCAAGTATGCTATACCAGTTGATGGATCAGAAATAACTTGTCCTTTGGTTCCACGCTCGGCCATAGCATTTAATACTTCAGGAACCAATGAAACGCCAAATCCACCTGATTTAACATATTGATAACCACCATTAGAAACGTTTTGTTCTGGCTGATTCACTTCCGTAAACCAAGATAACGGTTTGCTTCCAATTAATTCATTCAAATCACACTTACCGATACCAGGTACATTACCTGTCTCAGTGTATTGCCAAATATCGCATGGATAAGCTGGTCTTTTCCCGCCATAACGTGGAATCCATACAAAATCAGTATTTACATTTGCCATTCCAAATGGAGCATACATATGATGTCCAACATATAAACCAACTTTTTGAGCACCTAATCGGCGTAATTCATCTATAAAAGCTTGCGCGCCCGCTCTCATATCATTCATTGTTTTCACTTCTACATCAGCAACCCAAATTGTAGCGCTCTTGTCACCGCGATTCCAGAAGTCACGAGCTTCTATCCGTGCATCATTTTCAGAAACAAAACGACAGAATGCATAGTTTCCAAAAGGTATATTTCGAGCTTTCATGGCAGCGACATACGATTTGTACACTGGATCAACATAGTTAGAGCCATCTTGTACTCGAGCAATAACGAAATCTAGATGTTTTGCAGCTGTATCCCAATCGGGACTACCATTCCACTTAGACATATCTACAATGTAACCCATTATTTATCCTCTCCTTTATTTCGTCTATCAGCAAACCATTTACCAGCTGTAGGATTAGATACAACACCTGCAGCAATCAAAATGTATAGAATCATATCTACGTATTCCTGGTATCTTCCTAAGTCAAAATAAGGGACGGTATCCATTAATACCATCCCTAACAGCGCAAATAATGCTACCCATAATCCATAATTCTTGAATTTCTCTTGCATCGTTATTTCCTCCGTTTCCTTGTATCAGAACGTTTTATTTTTGCTTCAATTTCACTTGCTACGCTTTCCAGTAACCATGTTGGAATCCATTTGTCCCAGCCGACACGAACGCAATTAGCTGTAAAGCTGTTGAAAATGTGATATGTTAAACCGCCAGTTACCATAAAGAAAAAGAAATCTGGTAATTTAAAGGCAATATCAAACATGTGAGCTAAACATGGCAATAAAAAAAGCACCACGGTGCGCGCGATGCCTTCTACTCCATATGCTGATGAATACGATCCATCTAACTTTGATGCTTTGCTTCCTGTAATCCAATCTAACGCAACAACCATCATCAATATGAATATCCAAATTAGATTGGCTTTACCATAGACCAGACTTAAGAATGTTCCTACTCCGCCGCTTACAAGTGAAGCAGCTTTAAATTGTGCTGTATTAAAAATATCGATTATGTTAAGACTTCTGAAAATATCATGAACTCGCTCCAATTGTTCACCTCCTTTTAAAAGTAAAAAAAGAGACCGATAAATGTCTCTTTTTTACTTTTAAATATTTATTAATTTAACTTTAATTAAAGGTCTATTGACTAATTTATACTATGCTGTTAACTAATTCGCGTATTGCTGAAGCTTTCCAAACTAAACCAAGATCAGATTCTTTGTTAATCCTACCACTATAAATACCTAAAAATTTAGTTACTGGTCCACCTACTACAGCAAAACCATTTTGCGTATTAAAAGTTCCACTAGGACGATAGGCTATTACAGCAGAACCTGACTGCCCTTGCCTACTTCTACAGTCTATTAGAAATAATGGTAAATTTTTATAATCAATTTCTGGCTCGGACGCCACGAACCCTGTTGCCCATACAGCTGCGTTATTGCCAACTTGGAGTCCAAAAGGAAAACCGACAACGCTTATTGGTTCTGCAACACCAACCGTCATACTTTCTCCTTCATTTAGCGTGTATGCATATATTTCTATTCCTTCAATATCAGTTAATTTTAAAGCTACAAAATCTACAGATGCCCCTAATGTAGGGTGTTCTATCCATAAAGGGATTGGAATTTCATCATCAGAATATAGTTTTTCATTTTTAATGACATGCTTACCTAAAGAATCTTTTTTATTATGAAAAATTTCAATTCTATTAGGCATTGCTAAACTTTCAGAAAGATACTTATTATCTTCGTTGTTCTTTCCAGTAACATTATGCCTGTTTGTTAGCAATAAAGGGCCAACCTGTGAGTTTACTATAAAAGCCGTGCCAGAAGAAAGCAGCGTTTCATTAAAATACATCTTTATTAGAATTGATTTAACTGACTCCGTTGCACCAATCAAAAGAACCCCTCCATATGTGATTTTATAAATATGATATCTTATTTTTCATATGAAGGTAAACACTTATCTTAATGTATAAAATACTGAATACTTATTAAAGTTACTAAACATATGACTCTACTTATTATCACTTTAATGTTCAACCGTTTTACCAATAAATGTGTTTGGCTGTTCTTCAGTTGTTGGCGGTGTAACGGGGTCTGTTGGTTTCTCCGGTTCAATTACAGGTGGTTGTTCTGGCTCTTTCGGTTCTTCTTTCACAGGAACAACTTGCTTCACGTCGATTCGGGAGAAGATATAATCACCAATTACAACCGTAATCGTATTGCTATTGTTCAATTGTTCATTTAAGTAGATTGGATCATAATCGTTTGTTATAATTTCGATTTCTTTTCCACCATTTGTATGGACTTTTAGCTTTTTAGTACCTTCTGCAGTTGGTAAGTCGATTGGCAAAATACGTTTTACATCAATTCGTTGAATAATAAAATCACCGATAAGCACGGTGATTAGATCATTGCTATTCAATTGTTCGTTTAGCACCTGTGCATCGTATTTTTCGGTTTGTACTGTGTGTTTCAAACCACCTTGTGTATGGATTTCAATTGTTTGCATATTAAATCATCTCCTTTTGTGTTTTTTTCAGAATAATGAATATTACATCTTTCATAAATGCCTGTAGGTTCGGATGCTAATAAAGGTTCAGCTAGTACAATCGTAACGTTCATAACTACAGGCTTATTACCGACTAATTTCTTAATTAACCATTCTCGTAATTTGTTCATTTTAGTAAGTACCTCCGCTTCTAGATTGAATAAAGAGACGCCCTGTAACAGTAGCGTTAATTCTAGCTAAACTATCTGGTGTAATTTTTATCTCCACGTAACGACCACGTTGAAGTTTCCCATCTGAATCCTTTGCTAAATAAGGAATCAAATTGATATCTTGTCCTCTTATTGAATCAAAAGGTAATGTATTCCCATCTACTTCAATCGTTACCTTTGAAGGGGTTTGGTATAATTCAAAAATACCAAATTCGATATCATGCGTATGATCAGGTAACGTTATGCTGTGAGTATGATTTGGAATGCTGATGTCATGCGTATGGTTTGGAATACTAATGCTGTGACTATGATCAGGTATACTGATGCTATGTGTATGGTTAGGGATACTAATACTATGGCTGTGATCCGGCAAGGATATGTCATGTGTATGACTACCACTAGAACCATGCGTATATAAACTAGCTCCAGTTCCTTTTGCGTAAAATGAAGCCGCTGTGTTTCTTCCAGGATCAGAAAAAGCTGTATATAACCCTATCGTTGCAGGTTCAGCTGGAACAATACCGCCACCATGAAACATCTTATGGACATGGTCTCCGTTACTACTTGATGCTTTCACTGTACCGCCGCCAGCGCTTGTTGAACTAACTGTTGCTCCTCCTGAACTTGTGGAACCTACAGTAGCACCGCCAGAACTGGTCGAACCAACTGTCGCTCCTCCCGAACTCGTGGAACCAACTGTTGCTCCACCAGCGGATGTTGAACCAACTACAGCACCTCCACCTTTAATAGCACGCTCGTATGCCCTAAATCTTAATATCTCAAATGTTAGTAACAGTTCATTCACATTCTTAACATCATTAGGTATTTGAAACCTAATAATAGCTGGATGTTCAGGGTCGCAATTATCTTGGAAATCTCGGCTATCAATATTCGTCGTCCCTTGAGAATATACTTCGTTAACCCTCTGTCGCTTTTCAATATCAGCTTGTATTGTGCCTAAATCAGTCACTCTATTTTCTAATACAAGCTTTACATCAAGTGGATTGCCAGTAACATCATCTTTTTGACGGTCCATTACTCGTAAATCAACCGCTATATTAAAATCCTCGTCAAATAAACGTATTAACTTTCCAGTCTCATATTTTTCTATTTTGTATGGATCAATCAATTCATAATCAATTGCATCAATTTCATACGTAACTTTTGGCATGCACGCTTTTATTAACATCGAGTTCGCTGAAGCATAAAGAGACTGTGCATCTTCAAATCGTCTATCTACCCAAATATAATCAAATCCATCATGTAGCTCTCTGACGAACTCAGGAGCATCTATATAAGGAAGACCGTTGTTAACGCTTTTTATCGTAAGTTGATTAACACCTTCGCCATAACCAAGTGGATAAATCCTTGTCATGACATCTTTAGCCTCTACATTCCGCTTAATGCCTTTCATATTTTTTCGATATCGAAGTTCACCTGTTATTTCTTCAGAATATCGGATAATGTTTAAAGTCCAAGGATACGACGAATCGTCCCAGGTCCATTGGAATTTTTCATCAAATGGCTTCGGTATACTATATATCGGGCCTAATATGGTATCTTCATTTTCCCAACTGTATGAAAAATACTTTGTAAAATCACATCGTCCAAGTTTCCAATGTTTTATTCTTTGCTTGCTAAGAAGATATTCGATATTCTGCCTTGTGGTTAAATTAATTCTTTCGTGATAACCAAAAAGCACGCTATCCATTAGTGTGGATAATACGTGCTCGCAGTCATAAGTTATTATTTTTTCGTGTACTCTCCTTTCTTCTTGGCTGTCCATAATACGGAACATACCGATACGCTTACCGTTATCGAATATCTCCACATAATCAAACGTTTCGATTTCTTCTCGCTTTGGATCAGTAAAAGGTAATGAAAAACCCGCCGTCCAAAGTTCATTGAGTGGCGGGTTATATTTTATATTATATGCATTCTCAAGATATGCCTTGAGATGCATTTGTTTATTATAAAGTTTTAGCAATATTTCACCCTCTTTATAAAACAAAAAGAGAACCTTCTAGGCTCTCTTTCCCTATTTTTAAGCTATTAATTTGGAATTTTGGTTGTCTATTTCGTTCTTCTGCATTTGTAATTTCTTATTTTCGTAGAAATATCTCCAACAAACTGCTAGGAATAAGAAAAAATTCTCGTTTGAAATTAATGATAGTGAACTCATCATTACACCCATTGAGCATAGTGTAAAGAATAAGTAATTAGTACTATGTTTTTGTTTTCTGTTCTTATAAAACATTCTAAACAAACCAAGGAAAAATAGCACATATAAAACGAATCCAATCATACCAGATTCAGTTAAAACTTCTAAGAACGTATTATGCATGTAATGATCTATTCCAAACATGTTATTACTATATGAACGATAGTTATAAATACCTATTCCTAAGAATGGGCTATCAGAGAATAATTTTAACCCATTTCCCCAAATATCAAAGCGTCCAGAAGCTCCATCGCCTTGAACTTCAGTAAACCTTGCAGTAACAATGCTAATAACATCTATATTGAAGTAAGCTTGAGCAAAATAAATAGCACCCGCACCAAATATAGAGCCCCATATAATCATTCTAATTTTGGTTTTAGTTTTTGCTGCTACAAAGTATAGGAAAAAACCAAATGCAACCGCCACAAAAGCTCCACGAGAAAATGTTAGTAATAATGTAGCGACTGTTAATAACAGTCCTATTCTAGAACCTTTTCGCTTTAGATGTGTTAAATAATAATAAAAGAAAATGAAGTTACAAAAAGCGAAAATATTAGGATCAGTGAAAGTTCCGATTAACCTTGGAATACCTCTATCCATTAATAACCCTAATGATGTTATTCGATTCCCAGCAAAGTGGAACCCTAATAAGTAAGCGCCTAATACATAAAGTATAAGAGAAACCATATTGAATATAATTCCACTTACAGCTAATGTATTTTCGAGTTGTCTAATACTTATTCTACTTAAAACATATTTCATTACAAAATAAGAACTAACCGTAATAATAATAGCAACTATTAGCCTTAAACTCTCCACAGGATATTTTGCAAATAAACCTGTAGAACAATATAAGAAATAAAAAGCTAGCATTAAAATCTCATAAGTCATTAATTTATGAATTTTAAAGTTGAATATAGAAATTAACAGAATAAAACATGTTAAAACCATATACGGTTTTAGAGAAAAACCAACACTGATATTATAAGCTCCTAATAACGTCGATAAGATCAGCAAGAGAGCTAGACGCCCGACTCTTGGCGTCCTAATTGTTTCAATTTTAGCCATTGTAAGATTAACTCCTTATCGTTTAACTTCCACCATATTACAGAAAAATAGAATTAATATCAATAGATGCACATAAATATGGAACATGAATTAAACAATAAGATATTTATTTTTTTATGATTAGCATCCCTTAGTAGTATTATAATGTCAGCGAATCCATATTTAAATTTTGGCTTGGTGTAAGCCTATTTAAATATAAATATCCCCAAATAGATGTATTCGCAAATGTGTAGAGCTGGATGCGTAGCAAATTCTTTTCAGTTACTGTTGGGTTAATCGGCCGTAATTTAAATGAATATATCTGCCCTTTCACTAGATTTAATGGAAGAGTGATGTTGTAATACACATCCGTCCCGTTCATTACATCCACTAATTTAAATGATGGTGTTGATGTTAATGTAACTGTAGTTTCAGGTATAAAGCATATTTCATAATCCCCACTATCATTTATAAATAAAGCTCCTACATTATCTAAAGTCGAAGCATATGCCAAATCGACCCTATCATCTAACATTTTTACAAACATACGCTCTTGAGGACCTGTATAAAATTTTTTCGGCGCTCCATCAAAACTGTTATTAAAAAAACGAGTAGGGATGGTCCCATTATTATAAACATTTGAATCTATATAAGAAACTGTATTACACATAAAGAAACAAGATTCTAGTGTTACCATAGTATCATTCACTATATAAATTCCTGTTTTTTCAGAAGATGAAATGAAATCATTACGTCTAGAGAAGATACAGGATTCAAATTTCACGCTTCCAGGAACGCTAGTTGAAGAAATCCTTACATCGGTTGGTTTATCCCATGTGAGTGTCACGCCGTTACTTACTGCATCCGAAAAATTACGCTCCCAATAACAAGAAGTAAATTTAACTGGACTTGCCAACTCTAATACAACGGCAGTTTGTTTACTTGCTTCGAATGTACATGTGTTAAAATGCAAAGCCATTGCCCTATATCCACCAGTTACATATATACAATGATCACCCCCCTGAATAAAACAGTTGTTAAATTCTATGCCGTTCACTTGGTCGTTAATAGAGGTCGATTCTACTTTAATCCCGTAAGATACATTTCCTCTCATAAAGATGTTATTAATAGATGCGTACCACGATTTTTGAATTCGCATACCAATGTCTGTATTCTCAATCCGTATATCTCTAATTACACTTCCGTTAACTAGATAGAATGCATCAATTGCTGTTTGCCCTATTGTTTGATCACCTACAAATCCTATAGAAGAAATATTAAGACCTATTTTAGCGGCTGAATCGCTTAAATCGAATGCTTTTATTGCACCCTTTAATTTGAATATAGTATTGTACGTTCCCTGCCCTATTAATTTAATACTCGGAGTCAATTTTACAGGTTGTGCAATATAAGCATTAGGATCATCAGTATGAAGGTCTATTTCTTTTTTAGTTATAGTAGCATCCGCAACAGCTTTAATAATAGCGGGCGCCCAATCATAACCTTCTGTAATAGCTACTTTAAGATCCTCGTATTCCTTTATACTTATTCTATTAGCTTTTTTCTGCAATACTCCAATCTTATTGGAGTCCGCATCTATACGTGCTTTTAAAGTCGGATGTAAGTTCCCGTTTTCATCCACCCTAGCTTGTGCAGCTTCAACTGATGAATCGCCATCAATCACTAACTGGTTTAACTGTTCTTGAATCGAATTTGTTTCTGACTTCGCATCGTTTGCAACGTTCACAGCATCATTTGCAACATTCATAGCTCCTCTAGAATTTGATTCCGCTGTCATTGATCTATTCAACGCTTCATTCGCATTATTAATACCATGATTTATTTTTGGATAACCAGTTCTTAAACTATCCCCTGGTAACAATTTAGGTGCATTAACCATTTACATCACCACCTTATATATATTTCGCTCGGTATTTAAATGTAATATTAATATTTAAATTGTATCCATCTATTCTTATTACATTAGAACCGGGTTTTAATTCTAGTTTTTCTAAATCACCTTGAAATTCTAATAAAAAATTCTTTCCGCCTTTTGTTACTGCGTATCTTTCAGAATCAATTACAAACGAAGAATTTATAAATGCCCCTAAGTAAAAACTCTCACCATTTATAGCGAGAGTTAATGTGTTTGCACTTCCACTTATGTTAATTATAGGGCGTAATACTTGCATGCCTGGATTATTCACGGTTAAAGCTTGTGGTTTATTAATTTTATATGATAAATTATTATTCTCTAATAGAATGTCTGACATAAATGGAATGTCATCACCCCATAACACATCATCAGTACTCTCTACAATTGAGTAAGCATGCGGATCATATGATATTAATGGTAATTCAAATTTACCCATCCTGAAATAACGATCGATAGGAAGTGATCCACTATATTGCGCTAAATAATATTTATCCGGTTCATAATCATAGATTAATTTTACTACCTTTGGCTTACCATAAGGATCTATAAATGTAGATACCATTTTTCTAATAGATGTTGCTAATTCAAATCTATTTTCTTTTGGTTTAATGATTAATGGTAAATTAAACTCCAAAGGGTCTATATCTGAACCGAAATAATAAGCACCAGGTCTTCCAGGGATAGAAACTGTATAATCACGAATTGGCGGAGCTGCCGGATGTTGAAATCCAGGTAAAAGTGCTAAGCCTAATTCATTTAGCCTTTTACCATCTATCTTTAAACTCATAACTGCCCCACCCTTCTTCCTGATGTTTTAATATGTTTTCCTAATTCTACTGCTAATTTTTGCACATCGGCTTCTTCTCTAATTACAAATGTTGAACCTCTAAACATATCAGCGAAATTATATGAATCTGATTTATTAGCATTTGAAGAGGAATTGCCATCCGCAGCTCTTTGACTAGCATTTCTACTCATCGCTTCTGAACTGTTAGCCAGACTGCCATATACATTACTCATGACACTTTTTAATCCGGATAGTTCTTTCATAGAATTAGCCATCGAATAACTCATATCGCCAATCAATCGACTCATAGTACCAGTAATACCTAGTGATTTTTCATTTGATGATAAAGGCGTTACCGAAACGCGATTACCCCTTTTAGTAAATAACTCGGGCCCTGCTTCACCAGCAATAAACGATCCGTCTCCAAGAACATGTCCGCCAGTAGCTAACATTGGTATTCTAGGAATATTTGCTTTCCCTCCGCCAACAAACGGAACCCAATCCGGCATATCTATACTGTTGATACCTTCAATCAATCCGTTAAGCATTGAAATCACAGCATTTATCGGTCCTTTTGCTGCTAATTCTATTCCGTTGAATACTCCATCAAATATTTTCACGATTCCTTTCCAAGCTTTGTCCCAATCTCCTGAAAAAACGCCAGAAATGAAATCGATAATTCCGTTGAAAATGGGTTTTAAAACCGTATCCCACACTACTTTTATCCCATCAAATGCATCTGATACAACACTACCTATAGCCTTAAATACAAATTTAAAAGCTGGTAACAGGACATTTTCTATGAATGATGAAATTTTTGAAAAAACAGGTGAGAGTATTTCGTCCCAAACACGTTTGATAATCTCAAATGCATCTTTTACAATATCTTTTATGATCGAAAAACCTTTATCGAAGACTGGTTGTAAAGTTTCAGTGATTATGTCTACTATCTGATCTATTGTCGGTTTGAAATACTCATTGTATATAGCCATTATTTTGTCGCCGAATAATACCCATATAGCAATTAATCCAGCGATTGCTGCAACCACTAAAGCAATCGGACTTGTTAAAACAGCCATAACTCCCGCAAAGGTTACAGCGCCTGATGTGGCCAAGAATATTACTGGAGCAAGCGCTGCGCAAATACCAACAAGTATTCCAATCGCAACTGTTATAGCTGTAATTGCACCTGCCAATACCGGATGAGCTTGAATAAATTCAGCTACTTTAGAAACAATGTCAGCTACCGTAAGTAACACTGGTTCAAGTGCTTCTTTTAAATCGTTCATCGCTTCTTTCAGCTTGACCATAGGTGATGCGTCCGTTTTACTTATGGATTGTTGTAAATCATCAATTCCTTGTTTTAAATCAGCTTGTTTTTCTTCAGTTTGTAAAATTGTATTTATGATTTTTTGGCCTTGGTCTTCCCACATTGTCATTTTGTTATCGTAAAGGCTTTTTATCCCTTACTTCTTACACTTCATATTAGTGTAAGCTCGGCATACGTTTTCACTTATAAAGACAGTGTCGCGGTCTCGTGGAGGGATTATATCTTTTCACCCTCTATGCTCTGCCCCTGACTATACTTTGTATAGCCTTCGGTTCAAATTAGGAATCGCACCCTCTTTGCTTTATACCGCAATTTTACTTCGGCACAATTTATCATCTACCGAAAAGTTCTACACCAATTGCTTCTTTTAAATCCGCATCCTCGATTTGATCTAGCCATTTAATCATATCTATAAATGCTTGTTTACCTTCTTCTCCACCTTTAGCTATAGCTTTACCCCAGCCTTCTAATTGAGAAAATATTTCTTGTACTGCTGCGCTATCTGGTGGATTTTTCGCAAGCTCTAATTTCTGTGCATTCATTTCCTTAAAAGATTCTAATTCAGCTCTATGCGATTCACGAACAGCATCCATTTCATCACTCAAACGTTCACTTAACGCTTGTTTGCGGTTGTTCTGACTTTCTTTTAAGGACGATAAGTTCGCTTGATTGACTTCTCTTAATGAATCGAGTTGTGCTTTGTTTGATTCACTAATAGCCTTTAAATCTTCTTGCTTTCTTTGCTGAAAAGCTTCTTTTTGTTCTTGTTGTCTTTCTTTTAAAGCTTCCTTTTCATTGTTTATTTGCTCTTTAACTTGCTCTTTACGACTATCTATTTCTGATTTCAGCGCCTCTTTTTTTGCATCAGACGCTTCTTTTATGCCGTCTTTTTCCTCTTTCAATCTATCCATTTGGCTTTTACGCTCTTCACGTATCTTATCCAAACGCATTTTTTCTTCAAGTTCTTGTAACGCTTTAATTGCCGCCTGTCGTTCTTCTTCATTTTTCGCTTTGCTTATTTTAACTTTTAGATCAGCACGTTTTTCAGCATTCTCACGATCTTTAAAATATTTATCTTCAGCTGCTGTTTTCGCATCTAAAGAATTAATTTGATCGTCTATCGATTTGAGGCGATTATATTTTTCCTCATCGATTAATTTCATACGTTCCATGTATTCTTTATCGATGAGCTTTAATTTCTGTTCAGACGACTTTTCAAACGCTTTAACTTCTGCATCTAGTGACTTCTCAAGTGCTTTTTGTTTTCTATCATAATTTTTTGATGCTGCGTCATATTCAGCACTAAGTTTCTTCTCTAAATTCTTTTGTTGATTTTCATAACTTTTAGAAACTGCATTGTATTCAGCATCAAGACTTTTAGCTAATGCGTTCTGTCTTTGACTATGACTTTTAGAAAGTGCTTTCTCTTGATTACTAAATGCGTTCGCGCGTACAGACTCTTGTTTAGCAAATCCCTTTTGCATCGCTGAAATCTGTGCATCAGACATTTTTTCAGTATCGCCTACAGCATCACGGACAGCATCCTTCATAGAATTACTTAATCCACGTGCCATTTCTACCGAACGAACACGCCCTTCTTTTAAACCCGATGTGTTCAACAGGATTCGCAAGTCCCTGCCAGTTCTCTTATGAACTTCTGTATATCACTATACAAGCCCAGACTATATCATCATCTTTATATAAGATGCTCCCCGTTTCGGGTGTCATTGGCTTACACCCTACGCTTTTCAGCTAGTCGTTGCACGTTCCCTTTTACGGGCTTCGCTCAGTATTGTCTCTTTTAGAGATTTTCACTGAATTAAAGGAGTTTTCTATGAATGTCACCACTCATAGGGACAATTGTTTATCCAATAGGTTATCTATATTCCAAGATTTTTCCTTAGCTGCACTTGCCATGATACTTTGTACTTCCTGCGCTGTATAACCAACCCTTCTTAGTTGGGCACCATACTCAGCGATAATATCAAGTTGCTCAGGAGGGAATCCGATTTTTAAAAGAGAATTAACTAATCCTAGCGCTTCTTTATTCGAAATATTTAATTCGCTACCAATTTCATTGGTTTCTTGTATTAATTCCGTGAAATCAATTTGCGAATAGGAACTAGCTATGCTTGCTGCTCCCTTTATAATTTCTGTATTTGCTGCATCAGAAGCATCTTTATTCAATGACCATTGTCTTCGTACACCTTCCAATGCTTCCTCTGCGTCTCCGCCATAAGCAATAACAGTTCTGACTGCATCTTCCACCGACCGCTTTGATGATTCAGGAACGTCAAAGGTAATATCGATTTTCGTTTTTAACTCTGACATGTCTAGAGCTTGTTCGATCACTTCTTTAAGTCCTAGACCAGCGCCTATTCCAGCTACTACATTTTCTAACTCAACACCTAATCCTTTAACGCTTTCGCCTGCTTGATCTGCTTCTTGGGACAGTTGATTTAAATCGCTTCTAACGTTTTGAATAGAATTACCATCATCAACAGAACGAAGCGCCTGTTGCAACTTTCCAATATCAGCTTCAGCCCCTAGTGCTTCTCTTCCGATTATCTCAATAGCTTGATTTAGCTGCCTACTTGATGCCGTACCGTTTTTAATTGCATTCACAAGACGATTCCCTAATGCATCCGCAAAATCATCAACACTTTTTCCTGTGGCGCTAAATAAAGTCTCTAATTGTCTTGTTGAACTTGCTGCTTTTTCTTGCTCAGCCTTTAATCCTGCAAGACTGTTTTTGAATCCATTAAGTTGCCCTTCTGTAAATTCAATTTCACGCCTGAACGCCCGATATTGCTCTTCATTAATTGCACCACTTTCAAATTGTGCTTGAACTTGCTGTTGAGCTGCTTTTAAGCTATCCAATTTTTTCGTTGTATTCTCAATTTGTCGAGTAAGCAATTGTTGTTTTTGCGCTAGTGCCTCCACATTACCTGGATTGAATTTCAAGAGTCGTTCAATATCTTTTAGCTCTTTAGATAGTTCGCCACTTCTTTTATTGACATCTTTCAAGGCATTTTGAAGACCGGTGGTTTCTCCACCAATTTCTATCGTTATTCCCTTAATTCTTCCTGCCATGTTATCACCTCACTTGCTTAGAAATTATTAAAGTCATCTTGTGTAGCTGTTCTTGTATTTTCTTGTTCTTTTTTCGGATTTCGTAATTCTACATATTCATCGATATAATCCAAGCAATCACCTATCGTCATATCTTCTAAATCTTCCTTTGATAGTTTGCATGAATAACAAAGAGCAAGGAATGTATCAACGGAAAATCCACCTTTCCCATCGTTACGCCCTTGCTCTTGTTCATTTTCTGTTATTTTTTTTTTGACTGAACCGTGCTCTTAATTAAGTCCTGAATTTCATTGATAATCTCAGCAATCGGAAACTCTCCGAATGTATCTAGCCAAGTTAATGGGTCTTGAACCTCTTTATTTGCTGTTTTAGCAAATGCCCAGACTAGGTTATAAATAACTTCAAAATCTAATTTACTTAAATCAACCTGCGAAAGATCGATATTATTTTGGTCGCCATCCGTTGATATATATGAAGAAAGTACCCCTAAACTAAGAATATCAGCAAACATATCGCGTCTAAATTGCGATTTATAGCGAATAGCCGTGCCAGCGGTACTTTTCAAAAGTACTGATTTTTCATCAATTATAATTGTTTTTTCCATCTAATTACGCCCCCACAACTTTTTCATACACTTTTGTATACCAAGCATCATAAATTCCTGATGGTGTTGCAACAGTTGTTGAATCTTTCACTTTTAATGTTTCTGGATGCTGTGATGCAACGAATTTCAATTCTGTTGTTGTCGGTTCCGTTTTATCACTTTTTGTAGAAGAGCCGAAGCCAGGACGTGATACTGTCACGTTGTATAGTAAATGACGGATTGCTTTTACATCTCCATCAAATTCGAACATAAGAGCAATTCTCTTTGTTTTTGCATTTGCAACTTCTGAAATTACCTTATCAGTTTCATCTAGGACTTCACCTAATACGTCAGTTCGAAAAGCTTCTGTAAGCTTAGCAAGATTCAAAGTACCTTCATAACCTTGGTTACTCGATTCAGTGTAGTAATTGCTATCATCAGCATAAAAATCTGATTGCTCACCTTTCGGTTCCAATTTCATCTCAACCGCACCTGGTAATTTAGCTGGTGTTCCATATGTGATTTTTCCTGATGCATCTTCAGTAATCACGCTATAATGTACTTTCTTCAGACCGAAAATAACTTTATTTTCCATTCATATCAACCTCGTTTCATATATTTTTTGAAATAGTTTCTCGGAATTTATATAAATCTCAGATGACTCATAAGGGATCTCATTGTCATCTAATACTTTTTCAAGTTTTGCTTCTGCAACCAAGTCTTTTTTTGCTGTGTAAAGTTCAATATTTACATCGTTTATTTTTAAATGCACCTTGTTGTCAGCAATCATATTTGGCGAACCGGTTACAAGATAACAAATAAAAGGCGGTTTAGGTACGGGATTACCTATTGTAGCTGTGAAATGCGAATAAGCCACAGGATATCCTGTAGCATCTATAATCTTCTTTAATTCACTTAATGTCATTGCTGAATCGCCCTTTCAACCCGTTCTAACAGTTCGTTTTCTGCTCTTTCTTCAGCTGGAGCGATATGAACTTTAGCCGGAACACGACCGCCATTTACCTGTGCATGCCCCTTCTCTAATAAGTGCGTAAGCTGGGGTTTTAATGCGTTATGGACAATAAAGCCATTGCCTTCTTTCTTCTTGCGCCACCCCTTCGCATACTTACCTGTATTTTTAGGGCTATTTTCTTCCAGGTCACTCACTAGATTATTTGCAACCGCTTCTTTTTCAACTTCTAACTTTTCCTCTACTTCTTTTCCATACCTTTGTAGTTCTCTAGCAATATCATTTGCTAGACTATCAATACTAGCCACCAGCTACCACCTCACAGTACAATTCGATTTTTTCATCTTCGCGTTCGTATGTGCGGTATATGTTATATTCTTTTTCGCGGTACTTAACTTCATGTTCTTCTTGATAATCCAGCACATGGACGATTAAAACACAACTTGCCTTAATGTCACTTTGACCAGCTTGAAAGAATTCTGATTGAGGGACAGATTTCTTTTTGCAAAATACTTGTCTATTAAACGTTCTTACTTCCTCATTTTGTCCTAAATCATCTTCAATGACTGTAACTATTGGGAAGTGTAAAATATCGTTCATTTATAATCACCCGCTAAAGTAAGATGATTCTTAAGCATGTTATACGATAATTGAAATCGCTCTGCTTCCTTGGCATCAGCAATAAAATTGGCTTTCGTATACATGATTATCGCTCGTTTAATTAACGGATCTGTATCATCATTTGATTTAAAACCAGACACGCCTGATAACTTCAAGTCAGTTCGGGCCGCTTCAATTAAGTCATCAATTTCATCATCTAAAGCATTATGCGAAACACGCAATGCCTTTTTTACCACTTCAAGCATCATGTTTATTCACCAACTGGTTCAAGTTCTTCTAACGCTTTAAGTGCTGCTTCTTTTCCTTTAACCTTTTCCCCGTTAGGAAGTTCATAATATCCTCCACCAACATGGACAATTTCAGGAACAACGGGCTTATAATCACCAATTGGTTCAGTTTCTAAGAATCCTTCTTTTTGTAGGAATTCTACTCTTTCTTGGTCATCTGTTTTATATGATTCTCCGACACTATAATGCACATAGGAGAACTTATCACGGAATGCTGTAATTACTTTAAATTCTTGCATTTTCTTTTCAGACATAAAAATACCTCCTTATTTCAAATGAAAAAGCGGCTATTAAACAGTAGCCGCTTTCTTAACACGTAAGAATCCATTTTTAGAGATTACGTTACCACCAGCAAACACTGAACCTCTATGAGCAATCATACCTTGCTTAAATTTGAAGTCAGTTGAACGTTGTACATCCATATCAGAGAAGATAGTAAGTTGGTAGTTTGATAATGGACCATAAGCCATATTGAATTGACCATCTGTAGTTGCTGCATCAGATACCGCTTTACAAGCGCTATTGATAATAAATGGTACACCATCAATTGTTCCAGAGTTTCCATTTGATACAACGTTATACACCTTTTTACCGTCATTAGTACGAAGTTTAGCAAATGCTTTTAGGTCTTTTTTATTTAAGATTAATACAGCTGCATCTTCTACATCTTCATCGCCACCATAGCTATAGATGATTTCATCTAAAGTAGAAGCATCAATTTTTGAGATTGCTAAGTCTGTTGCTGGGTCGATCGCTTTTGCTGCATCTGAGAAAATACCAACAAGACGATTTGTCGCGCCTGTTCCAATTAAAATTTCACGAGTGATTTTCTTACGAGTCGCAACAGTAATACCTTTCATTACTTCAGAATCATAATCAGCAGCCGGTAACTTTTGAAGTTCTTCAGTATCTTCAGAGTAAGCAGTGATTTTAGCTTTTGTAATGTCAGCATATCCAAACTGAGTATCAGCCGTAGTATAATCGCCACTTTCAGTTGAATAATCCCCTTCACCATAGCTCTTAATGTATGGTTGTTGGTAGCTCTCCCCACCTTTTAGTGTTTTTGTTAATACGCGATCAATCAGTGTAGAAACTTCATTAAAAGTAGATCGAATATCTGAAGCGCTATGTTTTGGTAACACTACATTTCCGCTTCCTACAGTAACGGCACGATTTTCCATCAATGCTTGTCCACGTTTTTCTGATGCTTCTAACTCTACATCTTGTTGTGGCTGCTCATTGTTAAACGTTTCAACCACTGTACGCACTTCTGGCTCATTGTTGTTATTGATAACCTCAGCCTCTTTCAGTAAACGTTGGTGAGTCTCAATTTTTGTTTGTTCCTCGCTTAGTTCACGTAATTCAGTTTCTAATGCAACTAAATCAACGTCTCCAGTACCTTCTAATGCCGTTCTAATTTCAGCTTTACGTTGTAAAATTTCTTGTAAACGATTCATATATCATTCTCCTCTATAAGTAAGTTTTTAAAATTAGTTTTTTACGTAATTCTTCTTTTTGTTTTCTTTCTTCATGATGTTTATATGGATCGTAACCCCTCGCGCTAACTTCCGAATCCGGATATGCAGGAAAGGCTACTGCGCTAACCTCAAATAACTTAGCTTTAGTTACCGTTCGTAACATTAAGTCGTCGTCAGGTTCATCTATTTCCTCAGTGATCATACTAAAACCGAAGCTAACACCATCGACATCACCACGCTTAATCGTTTCATATGTGTCATTTCCAAGTGTTGTTTTGGGTAAAGTTAATTCAAATCTCAATCCAATAGAATCCTCAGCTAATTGCAAAGTGTTGTTCTTTGTTCTGCCCAAAACTTTAGAAGTGTCATGCGCCCACAAAAAACGTTGGTCGTCTTTTTGCAACGATTCCAAGAACGCACCTTGTCGGAATTGTTCGCGGAATTTTCGATAATAACCCATAACTACTGAATTCATTCCCCACTTCACAGCGTATCCAGATAGTATTTTGTTACCTTGTTCATCTTCTCTAATTTCCATCGTTTGCGTTATTAGTTCCCTTTGTTCCGTTTTGTCCATTGTTATCACCTCCTTCATCTGTAACTTTTCCTTCTTTGACTAAGGCTGTATCCAATCTTCTGATTGGTTTATCTCCGCCTTCAATTGGACCAAGCGAAAGAATAGCTCTCCATTCATTTGGTACTAACGCTCCTCTATCTACCATTTGAACAAGATCCATCTTTGTTTTCATTGAGGCATATTGAAGGGAAGAAGATTCAAAGATAATTTTGTTCCCAAATCCTCTTTCTTTACGTGAAAAAAGCTTCCTGGTAAATTCTCCAGCAAGCTGCATAGCTAATGGTTCTATCTCAGATTCGTAATACGCATTCCATTCGTCTTCATTGTATTTACTTTGAATGATATTTTCGTTTGTATTAAAGAAGTTGTAAATACGTTGAACTGTTTCTTGCATTTGTTTTGAATCTGGAACAAACGCTTCAGGTTTAACTTGTTCTAAATCATAACGTGGATCAGACGAAGCTGCACCACCATCATTCGCGATATTTAAATAGTTATTAACAAAGTTTTTAACCTGCATATCTATATCTTCTTGTTTCAATACTGATTTAAATTTAAGAATCCACTTTACTACAGCGCTATTTTTAATGGCTTTAACAATACCTTGATCAGTAGTCGTTACAATTTCCATCAATTGTGATAAAGCTTTACCTGGATGTTCTCCAAAAAAATCATTTTCATTAAAATCTTTGCGTAGATGAATTATATCAGTATATGGAACAGTCATTTGTTTTCCATTTCTAAAGTAAAACTTCAAAAAGATGTCTCCAAATGTCCCTTCAACAACCTCAACTGTTGTACAAGGTATAGGATATATTTCAGAAGCATATCCCGAGTCATCCCGTTTAATGTAAGCAAATGCATTATGATTCAGTTCTAATTGATTAGTCATTTTCTCTTGAAACATTTGACCTGTCATCAACGGATTAGGTTCTTCTAATAAAAACCTAATATACGGCTCTGGATTAACTTTGAATTCTGTATTATTATCCCTAATATGTTTGGCAACTAACTTCCCAACAGCCTTAGCCTTCGGCCGTATACACGCACGGATTATATCACTCTGATAAATATCTCCACTCCAAGAAAAAAAGCCGCCTCCTGTATCACTAATCATTTCATAACGGTTATAACTTTTAGTAGTTTGAGCTTGCTTCTTTCCAAATATCTTATCGAATAATCCCAATTTCTCACCTCCTTCTTAAATCATGTTGAGATAGTCATTCCTCTTCTCTTGAAGGATTACATAAGCATTTAAAAGTGCTGCCGTTCCATCGATACGGCGGCGCTGATTCTTCGTTTTATTCGGTTGTATGTTTAAGTTCTTATCAATATCAATTGCGGTATTAGAAAGGCACCATTTATCAATTGGATTATTGTTATAATTAACTAATTTTGATTCTAAGTCAGCTCCTAATAATTTCATCGGACTTGAAAGTGTTTGCTTGCCTTGTGCAACAGGAACCATTGCTTCTTTGCCAAAATAACCTTCCATTTCTTCAACCCAATACTTCGCGGACCATCTATCATAACCAATCCAAGGTAGATAAATGCCGTATTCATCTCTAATTTCTAAAAACCATTCAGTAACATACTTATAATGAACTGAATTTCCTGGAGTAGTTCTTAAAAGATCTTGTTCATACCACAAATCGTATGGTATTTTATCTTCTTTACTTCTTTGTTCTAGTAAATCCTCAGGCAACCAATACATTTGCTTCACGTATATTTTCTTATCATCAGGAAGCATAAAAATAACCTTCGCTGCAGTTAAGTCGGTTGTCGAAGATAAATCACAACCACCAATACCATAGGAAGGTTTTAATTCTGCAATATCAAATATTGCAGTGTTATTTAATTGTTCAAATGTTAACCATGCTTCTGTTGACGTTTCTCTTATATTGAAATCTTTTGTAAGTAGATTCTTAACAAGCATAGGATTTGCTTTCGCTTTTTCAACTTTGCTTCTTAATTGGTCTAAGTTTTTGATTGTGCCTAATCCCGGATTCGCTTTTTTCCAGCAAGACTCTTCTGTCCACTCTTCACGTTTATCTAATTCATAAATAATAGGAAGAACTCGTTCATCTTTATAACCATCTGGATCATCGTAACCATTTATAATACGCTCAGCTTCTTCATATTTAATATCAAAAATACCTTCACGAACCGTACCAGCAGTCGTTGTAATAATTGATATTGGCTGTTCACGAGCCGTCATACCATCAACAATAACGTCATAAAGATTCTTATCTTCAATAGCATGTAGTTCATCTATTAATGAACAATGCACGTTAAGTCCATCAAGTGTATTTGAATCACTTGAAAGAGGTTTGAAAGAACCATCGTTAAAATCTGAAATCATTTCAGCTACTAACGTACGAATTCTTTTAGAAAGGATTGGCGATTTTTTCACCATTCTCTTTGCTTCAGACCAAATAATCTTAGCTTGATCTTTTTTTGTTGCTGCTGATACGATTTCTGGCCCTGGTTCATTATCAGCAACCATTAAATAAAGTGCAATTGCTGAACCCCAAGCCGATTTTCCGTTTTTACGGGCAACAATTAACATAAACTCACGGTATTTTCTTATACCATCTATTTTATGAACAAACCCAAATAAAGCGGCTGTCATAGCTTTTTGCCACAACTCTAATAAGAATGGTTTACCACCCATTTTACCTTTACTGTGTTTGCAAAAATTCTCAACAAATTCTATTGCATGATTTGCACGTTTGGCGTTATATTCCCATTCACTTTTTGTACTACTAAGGTCTGTAACAAGCTTTTTATAAACCCGCCTTACTTTGTCTGATACAATTTCTTGTTTAGTTTTTATTTTGTACCAGTATTCCAAAATTGGATTATAAGATAGAGGGTACTTAATCACGGCCATTTACAAAATCATCAAACCCGTCGCTATTCTCCTTGGGTTTTGGTGGTATTTTAGGAACATAATCGCCAAGTTGTTTCATGATAGATTGGTAGTTTTTATTCATCGATATATAACGCCTAGCTTGTGGGCGCTCTCTTTCATACGGTTCTTGATTCTCTGATTGGGAGAACATTTCATCATAACCGTTCTCATCAAGATCTTTCCTAATATCTTCTAACCGAACTCGTAAGTCTGCTGCTTCAACAATTAACCCTTCTACAACCATGAGGGTATCTTTTGGCATCTCTTTATAAATCCGTTTAAGTCTGTTTACTTCCTTCTTAACTCGTTCTTCTTTTGTTAATTCTTTCTTTATCGCCATCAATAACACCTCACTTCATTTGTATTGGGGTAGGGGGGTCACGCGAAATGACCTGTGTGTTACACGAAGCTCCCCTGTCGGTCCCCCTATGGACCTTTGATTTATTTTTGATAGGGGGGGATAATTACTTTTAGTTCTTTTGCAATATCCTCAGTCATTTCAAATATTCCATTTGTGTCATCCGGTATCATCATCCAACTTGCAAATAACCTATCAGAATATGTTCCCCAGATATCCTCGGCTTCTTCATTAGTTATGGTATATTCACGATCTTTATAAGCAGCCTTAATCTTCTCCAGATCCTGTTCATATTCCATCTGCATCACTCCTTATTTAGCAACACCAAAGTTGTATTATGAGTAACAGAATGAATACAACCTTTCCCTTCTAGCGAAACTCTTTTCCCTGTAATCGATATACCACAATCCTTACAAACGAGTTTAACTACTTCCTCACCATCAGCAAAGACTTTAGATGTGCTTACTCCTTCCGCAATAGGGTGATTGTGTTGAATGACTTCAGTATTGAAACGCTTATTATCAGACGGTACATGTTCAATATGAATGTATGTCCGATTAATCTTATCAATCGATTGTGATTCCCAATCAAATGCAACCCGTAACTTTCTATCTATCTGCTTCCCTTTATAATGAACTATTGGTTTAGCATCAATATCTGTTAATGTAACCGTTAGTAATGGTTCTTCATTAACTTTTACACTATCCGATTGTTTGTACATCTCTAACTTAAACACATCTACAAATGCACCATTACATTTTGGACAAACAGTAACCTCTTGATATTCATCTTCTGGCGATTGATAGGTTTTAATTTGATAGTCACAAGCTAAACAACATCTAGAAACTCCGCTCATCTATACTCACTCCTTACCATTCTCCTAATAACTCACGTAACTTTGGGTGTCTCCATTCATATCGGAAGTAGCCCATATTTGAATTCAAAACATAAAGCATCTTGCGTGCCTCTGCTTTTGACATACCGTACATACTTCTCAAATAGTTATAAGCTCTCTGCATTTCATTCTTTCGTAAACTCTCACGCCAATTGACTAATGTATTAATTAAGTAATGTCTAACCATTAAGCTTAATCCCTCCTAATCAAATCACCATTCTCATCAAACATTACATCTTCTCTAATCAATACTGCTTTACCAAACGTCTTAGTGTTATGACAGGGTAAGCATAAGTACTGTAGGTTCTCATGATTCAATGTGATATCTGGATTGTCTATACTCTCTGGTGTTATCTCAACAATATGGTCAACGATATATCCTGGTACTTCTTTGCAATGCTCACACATGCCATCTAACGTTGTAGCAATGTACGACACTCTGCACTTCTCCCAAGCTGTTGACTTATAGAACTTCTTTGCGTATTCCTTAGCCATTCACCCACCTCACGATAATCTCATCTATAAATTTAACAGCTCTCTTAGTTTTAATAACTCTTTGTTGTATTCTCCTTGCTATCACTATCAGCATATAAATCTGAAGCTTTTCCTTTTATAGTTTTTATTAATATCGGTTCTCCATATGTTCCATCATCTTTACGTACAGCGAAATAGATTTCTTTTACATCATCTTTGTTTGGCATATAATCTCACTCCTTATCTTTCATTACCTCTCGCAACTGTCTCATCTCTTTTTCTACAGATTTATCAATCAATCCAGCTGTTATATCTTGATTCTCAAAACACCCAATCATTGGTATTTCATACTTTTGTTCGTTAAATGCCTTTCGCATTATAAATAATGCCACCATCATTCCTACACAATATCCGATAAAGAAGCTTAACCACGTCATTACATCACCTCTTCATTCAAAATAAAAAAGCAGATTATTACCTACTGTAATTGTTCAACTATCTCATTAAATAACTGTTGCCCTTTTTCTGGATATCTTTCTAATCCTCCATCAGCAAAGTATTCACCTTCACTATTTATCATTTCAATTAGAACTTCACCTTTTTCCCAAACCTGCAGCGAGAACGCTACACATGATTCGAATTCTTTTAACGCTTCTTCTCTGTCTGCGGTAGCTAACATAATATCCGTATCAGCATGGTCCCACATCATAACTGTATAGATCAGCACTCTATCACCTCAAAAGAATCTTATTTTAAAAAAATCCATAACGAAATTTGTTGCATGCATGGGAAATGAATAGATATTCAAAATGACTGCCGATAAGGTTACTTATGTAAACAAGGTTTTCGGGAAATATACCGTCATATCAACCTTTGTGATACTTTTGATAACTTCCACTTAAAACATATTTTATACATTGTTGATTTTACGCTGTTTTTACCCTCACACACCTGCTTTTCCTTGCATAAACTTCACCTTGTTAACTACCTATACTTTTCCGCAGTTCTCATCTCTTTTGCAACAGACTTACATATTTCCTTTTCGCGATTCTCGTTATAAACAGAAATACATTCAAAGATAACAGTTATCCACCCGTCTTTATCAAGTGGCATTAACGCATGCTTTTCCATCATTCTTTTATTAACCTGTTTCTTAAACGAATCTAAATCCATTTGTTACACCCCTCTACTGTTCCTTATTAGTCCATTCAGATAAGCACCTTGTATCACAAAAATGATACACACAAGGACCACCGTTAATAGCATTATAATAACTCTCAGTATGTGTAACCTGACCGAAGAAACGTTCAGGATGCCATTTCATTTCGAAATAACTATCGTTATGTGTCATTTCCTTCTCGCAATTATCACATTTTAATAATTCCACTATTACCCTCCTCTATTTTCATTCATTGTGTTCGTTTGTTTTGTTAGGTTTAGCGTCTAAATCCTTCAATCATAAGTAGGATGTAATAAATAACTTCAGATAGGAAATCTTTAATTCTTCCTATCATCTTCCACCCCTAAAAAACAAAAAGAAAATAGCAGCTAACAGGAATTGAATATTTTTCAAAACTGTAAAGATTCTCTTCATCCCCTCACCCCTTATCTTTCCTTAACAACAAACAAGACGCTGCCCAGATCACAGTAGCGCCTACGATAATTGCTATTTGTTTTATCATAACGAATGCATTACATACGTTTTGTACCGATTCTCTTTTTCCAAACGTTGTATTATTCCCTGATGAACCATTTCTGCGATTAATTTAATGTTCTTTTCATCAAGATTGATGTTAATAGGAATTGTCTTTAAATTTCCTTTTCCTTCTGCCTCGGTAATACTTGGTTCACCAGCATCTTTTTTAATATTAATAACGCCAGTTTCGCGATGTTCATGCGCATAGCCAATTATCATGTAATACAATTTATCTATTTCATTTTGATTCTCAGTACTACATCTACCACGAATAGTAATCTTGTAATCAACTGTTTGTTCGTCCATCATTCATCCTCCTAACCAAATGTCCATTTTGTTCAAATCTACGTTTAATGTGTAATTTCTATATAACTAGGAATTTTATTCTCTCTAAACTAGGAACTAACATAATTTGATAATCCCTAGTTTGCAAAGAACAAAAAAAGCCATCACCGAAGTGACAGCTCTTTTACGGCTTATAAAAATATTAAAAGGGATGGGAGAAACCTCATTCACGAAAGGGGATTTCGAGACAAAGATTCATTTAAGGATAAAAACTAATTCTTATCCTTCTCCAAGCCACCGCATCAACTAATATGGCTACACGCCCTCTGTGTCGGTGACTAGGAGAAGAATAGGAATCTTCTCGTTTATACTCCGTAGAGCTGGTCAATACATCGGCTGTTGGAGGTCCTTAGCTGACCAATTCGTTTATACAATGTAAGGATTTATATCCAGAGGGAATATGTTTATTCCGTCCCCCTGTTTGAACCTACACAACCTGTAGCGGCACCCACTCACTGCACTACTTGTATTGGCTCAAACAAAGAGCGGAACTCTTTGCCCTCGTTTTGGTCATTAATAAGAATCGTGAGTAATTACTAATGTACGAGATACGTATACTTTTTAGCTTTTTAGAATGCAAGGCGTTACTCATTTAAAAGTAACCACCCCCATTCCATTTTCAAGAACCGACATATTAGAGGGAAATAGACTTATATTTATTATCAACTCAGAGGACGCATTCCGAGCTGATTGATAAATACAATAGAAACAGCATGACGAATGCGAGTTATCTCACACCCGCCACACTGGAATATGTCATTGTTATACATTCATTGGTCTTTTCGTCTTAACGCGGGTTCTTACCGCCTTGCCCGCCCTACTATGCGGTATACGTTACCGTGACATTCTCGCATAAGAACGTTTCACTTATAGGAGTGTTAATCCTTTGCAATAGGGTTTCTAATCCTATCCTTGTAGTTGTCAAAGAACCGTCCAAAGCTCGTTAATGAGCTTGTAAGATAATAATAATTTGAATCGCACATCTACTTATCCGCTCCTTTATCGTTAATTTATCCGCGTTTTATCCGTGTTTTTTAAATAATTAGTAACGATTCAGCAAGTGCCATAATTGCATGTCTCTTTTGTGTATAGAACCAGTTATTCTCCATCATCATTTGTGCTTTTACTGCCTTATCGCTCATCAATCCATTATTAAGATACTTTCTCTCAATGATTTCCCTCTGCTCCGGGTCTAGAGCATGTTCTAACGCTCTCTTCATTTGAATGTACTTGATATCCTTTATTTTCTTCGTATTACGTATTTCAACGAAAGGACTACTGATATTCTCTACTGCACACTCTTCCTGATTAATCATACGAACCTTTAAAGCTCTATAGTTGAATAACGCCTTTGCTACTTCCCTCTGTATTTCCTTGTACTCCTCATTCGTGATTTCTGGAAAGAATGCTAATTGCTCCATCTGTAATCCCCCTATTTCTGAATTTGTCTTTTTAACATTACGTAAGGTACGTGAAATTTTACTATCTCACTGTTGAATAAGGGAAACATGCATAGCGAGCAGCCCCCACCATCCACTCTGCATGGTTCCGTTATCCATTAAGCCTTTAATAATTTACGTTTCTTGTTGGCCATCTTCTCTTTTGCTGCTTCAATGTTATTAGCTACTTTCTTATGGTCCTGATCAAATTGAATCATTCCATCAAATATAACCGGCGTTACTGCTTCATCAACGTATTGCAAGTAATCAACTGACGCTCGTTCCGTCTGTTCTACTAAGTACCCATAAATATCAAAGTCTGCTCTTGGTATAGACTTCTTGCCCTTAGGTTGATGAGACATCCTTACATAAGATTGAATGACCGATAGTGGTACAACGAATATTGACTTGTCCTTACTAAACTCAATTAGGAAGAAACATATTGCTCCCATCTTCTCCGCTTTCTCCAGGTAATCCAATTGATGCTGTGCAATGTTATTTAAATCAAAACGTGTATCTTTCTCTGTAGACTTCGCTTCAAATGCGATAGCTCGTCCCTTATAAACGCCATCATAGTCAACTGTACTTTTAGCTTCATAGAATCCATTTAACACTTGGCTACCCTTACTCTTAATCACCTTCACAGGAGTCGGACGCTTGTTTATAAGCGCCACTCCCCCTCTTTGATACATTTCGTTCGCTAGATTAATAAGCTTCTCGAATGCCATTCCACGATTTCCTAGTCCCATTGTTATTCCTCCTTATTCTCTAATAAAGTTATATAGTCTTCTAGTCAACTAGTCACTTTAACATACCGTAATATTTTACTCTTGATGAGAACTCCCCCTAATTAAGAGGGTGTTCTCAGTGATTCCTTGTGTTTATTCCAAAACTCAGCCATTCTAAAAATGTCACCAGCAATCATTGAATCTTCTCTTACCTCATTCGGAATAACATCCCAATATTCCAAAAGAGTCATTACGTTAGAGTTCAATAGATATGCCTTATAAGTCACTGACTCACGATCTTTGTCCTTATATGGATAAGATACAACCCTCACTACAGATAGAATGTCACAATCCGTTTTCTTCTCAATAGCTTCACGCAATGGCTTCGGTATCTCTTTTACAGACACTTCAGTTTCTGTTCCCTCTTTAATTCCCATGATCCCATCTCCTTTTTTAAAATTATTCACTTTTCTCTTTCTCTAGATAATGCTCAAATCCTTTCTGCTATAACTTTTATTCACTATTGACACAAAATTTCTATTAAAAGGATTATTTTGTTTGGTTTTCGTAGATATTTCCTATCACTTCAAGGCTACGACTCACATTTTGATACCATTCTGAACCATCTTCAATTGTTGTTACTGCAATAAACTGACATCTCTTTTCATCCCAAACGATCTTATACTCTTCTCCAAAAGCATTCTTTACGATATCTCCCTCGTAAATCCCCTTGCCATGTACGTCTTTTAAACCTGTATATTGCATTAAAATCGCATCATTCACCTGATTACCTGGATGATGAACAGCGTTTCCTAAATGTACTCTTCCGTCTTTAATGCAAAAACTTTCAATCCAATCGTCATAAAAATTACTCCACACTCTAAACTTAATTTCTCTCATTTCTTCTTCCTCCCTTGAATAAAACTCAATATTCCGTCAATACTATAGACAACCCATTAAGTTACTTTCTCCTTGTTCCCCCTTGGAGATGAGCAGTTAGCTTTTGCTAGCTGCTTTTTTATATTCCTTGTGTATATCAGCTAACGCATGAAATGTATTATTTTGAATGAGCCTTAAAACATCAAACGCTTCATGCGGTGTTAAACCTTCCTCCTCGACTAATCTTGCTAAACCTGTGATAATTAACTGCTGTCCGAAACTATCTTGATTAAATTCAACTTTATTCATTTCCCATTCCCCTTTTCTACAAAATGAAATTTTTATATTAATCTCTATCATTCAATAAACCTTTTTGAATTAACTCTCGAAGTACTTTAGACTGATTAAGTTTACCTTTTTCACATAACTCTTCAATTTCTCTCCACACTTCAGAAGGTAATGTTACTGATACTTTTTTCGTAACTCCAAACCCTTTACGACCAGCACCTTCTCGTTTACCGCCACGTTTATTTTGAATTAAGTTACTTTTTTCTTTTTCTAATGTGTTATCTTCATATTTTTGATCCGAGTTATTATTTTCATTTTCTCTATTAGTTTGATTAAGATCGCTTTTTTTAGATTGATTAAAGTGACCTTTTTCATGTTTATCTTTCAAATCTTCAAGTTTATTTATTAATTCTTCATATCCTTGAATCTCGTTTAAGTAGTGCTTTTTTTCCATATGCTTATGCATATCATTATATGGATTCTTAAGAAAAATATTTTTTATATAAGAAGACTCCAGTAGCAAATCTCCAAATAATACCGCAGCTCCGTTTTCATTACTCCATTTAACTAAATCAGCAATTTTTTCTAGATGATTAATAAATAATGATTTTAATTCTTCCTTTTCCATGTTTTCTAAATTGTTCATAATGCCATCCCCTTTGAATAAAGTTACTTTATTCAATCTTATTCCACACTGAAATTATTATCAATTGATTTTAGTAACTTCATTCAAAAAGATTTCGACAAAATGAAGTTTTATAAACTTTTACGATTCCCATACTCCTAATTTTTCATATCCTGCGATCAATCCGTTCTTCATAAATCCAACGACTGCTGTCTTTGCAGATTCTTCAGTTTCCGTAATGCCTACATTACTTTTTCTTGCAAATGTATCCATCGTGAAAATAACGTACATGGATTTCATTCCTCATCCTCCTCAAGTTCCGTAACAGTTATATAATTTCTAGCATTCTTCCGTTCCACTACTCGTCTCTTGTATGCTGGTGTCTTATAAAATTTAACAGTTTCAAGACGTACGCACATATGTTGAGCGCATTGCAATATGGTCCCGACACATACGAATGATTCACCTTTATAAACGGCGTACTTCTTTACCTTCACTGTTCATTCTCCTTTTCTACTCAAATAGCGTTTTTATAAGAAATTAGTCATTCCATCTGAAATAAATGTAATGTTCGTAGTACGATCCGCTTATCAAAAGGTACTTCCTTTCTTCTTTTATAAACTCAACCTTTACACCGTCCAACAATTCTTGTAATTTTTCTATGAATATTTTTGAATGCATAATATGCTTATCTGGATTATCATTGTGAATTTTATATTTATTACCTGAATATCCTTTTGCAGCACTTTCGATTATTGCCGCTTCCATTTCTTCTGCAAATTCCAATACCTTTTCATCGATGGCTTTTTCTTGAATTTCTTTCAAATTCCCCACTAAGGACATTTTCATTCTCCCTTCCGATTCAAATAACGTTTTTGTTTAATTTCTCCCTTTTATCACATAAGTTATAAATGTCTCACCGTTACGGTTAAAAGATACAATATTCATGCCATGATAATCTCTGTGCCATTTGAAAGTTGGATCTAATCTATTAGGAAACTTCCCAACAGGCTTTCGTATCGTTGAGATTTTGATATTCTTCATGCTCATAAAATTTTCTTCACCTATTTTTGTCATCTGTCTATTTCTTGTATGTCTCATCTACTTCATTCCCCTCTCAAATAAGGATTTTGTCTTAATTAATGAGTTACATCGCTGATTTCATGCGACATCCAATCCCTATCTACATCTTCAATCGGTGGCATTTCCGGTAAATGTTCTGCATTGTATTTCTTTGATTTTTCGATTTGTTCTATGATTTTTTGTTTTCCAACTTTGTTTATTACTCTTTTTATTTCTTCAGCAACTTCCGTTCTTAAGAATGCAACTGTACCTGCTGCTGTACTTGTTTTTTCGTAAGCATCACCAACAACTGGTATCGGCAACAATACCCTGTGACCGGTTGTAACTTCAGATATATTAAGTACAGTTCCGAAAACAGTGTCGAACATAGGACATGCACATAATGTGAATTCATCTATTTGTATAGCGTGTCCTATCATTGGTTGCCAATCCCCTTGATTTGTTGCTAAATGAAACTTTTGAGCTTGTTCATTCACTTTGATTTCCATTTCGTTCCCCTCCAAAATAACGATTTTGTTTTAATAATCTACGCAATCCTCACACCAATACAAAATTTTGTTTTTATAACTCCAATCATTTATGCCGCAGATCTGGTTTATATTTAATTTCTTGTCACATAAGTAACAAGTTTTAACTTTTGTTTTTCTCCACCTTTGTTTCTTCATCGTCGTTCCTCTTTTCCTCAAATAAGGGTTTTGTTACAAATCACCGGTTACTTAATCAAACTCAACATCCGCATCTAATTCTTTCGTTGTGAATTCCTCTTCGCAATTTAGGCACTTCCATTTTGTGAGACTTTTTTCAACCAAACTCATTTCATTACAATCCGGGCACATTCGATCTCCCATATAATCACCGGCTCTCTTTCAAATAACTATTTTGTTTGATTTTCTTGCTCCAACCAGATTTTCCAATCACCGCCAAAGAATTCAGGTAATTGTTCAATTATGCTTAATACAACAAACCTTTTATGCTTTTGCAACCAATTTTGAGCCTGTTTCAAAGCCCCTCTTCTTTTCATAACACCCTTATCGATAAGAAGCTGCTGATCGATCTGAATATTCGCTTCCTTGTAACAGTGATGATTAACGTGTACTTTGATTTCAAGTTGGTCTTTTTCGTTTGCAAACCTAACTATTACATTGCTAATCTTTTTAACTGGATGCATGTCTAAATACACTTTCTATCACTCCTTTCCGACAAAATAACGCTTTTATTTGATATCATTAATTTTTAAAACAAAATGATTAGTATCTTGATAATCTAATTTTTCTTGATCCATTGACTCCACTTTTTCTTCAACTAATCTTTGAAAATCATCACCGTTCGCACCTTCAGGTATTTCAACTTCAACAAGAGTTTTATACGTTTTCGTTACTTTTACATCTACACGTGCTTGACTTGCTTCTCGACTAAAACCATCTGGATATCTTTTAGCTAATTTTGCAATATTCATTTGAGCAATATCTTCTAAGGTATACCCCATTTCGTGGGCCATAATGGAGAGATAGTACAAGATGTCCCCCAACTCTAAAGCTAATTTATGGGTATTACCGTTCTCCTCTCCTAAACAATGAGCCGGATCAAATCCATGGCCATGGAAAATAGCTTTTTTTACAATATCAGCAACCTCACCAGATTCCCCTGAAATTCCTAATGCTGCATTTAAAACACGTCCACCAAAATCCTGATTTGTATTCCATGTACGTAATGCCGCTTCTTGATATTGATCTAATTCACAAATTTGATTGTTGTTCATTACAGCTTGTCCTGCCTTTGATTTACTGATTAATTTTGTTACTCCAAATACACCGTTTTCCATTGTTTTCATTTTCATCTACTCCTTTTAACTAATATTCTTCTTAGTTTTTTTGCCCTAGCTTATTTGTTTCTTTTTATATTTCCTCGTAGGCTTTGTAGCCGCTTTTATTTCACTCCATCCAAGCGAAAGTCTCCTAAGATATGTGTGATATGCAATTCCATTATTTTTAGCTAACTCCACATAATATTTATCAAATTTATTCAATGGTTGTGTTATCGCTCTTTCTATATCCCAATTAATTGAAATGCGGGCATCTACATTGGTTTTGCTAATTCCGTTCCTTTTGGCTATTTCATAGTCCTCCCACGTTGGTACAGGTTTGTATTTCACGCTTATTCCTCCTAATCCAATGCCATTATTTCTTTTCTCGTTCGTTCAGAACGCTTTATTTCAATCTTCTGAATACCCTTACCATGCTCTTTCACTGCCGCGCTCCATGCTTCGCTCTCACTCTTAACATCGAACCAATCTATCTTTTGCCTTTCGTCCTGATCGTAGAAATGAACTTCGTATGTCGGCGTTATAACGATAGGATTCGCAAGGAATCTCTCAGCCGTGCTTGTCGCCGTATAATCAAAACTTCCGACTACATCCTCCAGAGTTAACTGTTTCATGCTCCTAACCCCATCGGACGGGATTTAATAATGTTTTTGTCTGCCTGGTCCATGATTAGCGCGGCGATTTCTAATTGATGTCTCCCTAACTCTTTTGCGATTTCAAGGATTCCTTTGTCTTCGTTCCACATTTCTTTTAATCGAACAACTTCACTTTCATCAAACAACAAGTCCAGGTCTTCTAAAGCAATATACAAGTTACGACGCGATTTCTTCATGTACTTTCTCTGCTGCAACGCCATTGTGTAATTTTCTTTGTCCATATCCGTTCCAAGTTTCGGCATCCCATTTTCCCTCCAGTTGTAATTGATGAATTGCTCTTAATCTCGCCATAACGGCATGACGCTTTCTATCCACTTCCTCAGGCGTTTGATTCCCCGCTTCGCAAATACATGGTCCAAACTGATACATACCCGTTCCAATGTCGTTCTGAATTACTCCCGTTCCGTTACATGCACACATTTTTATTCCCCCTCATTCAGCTAATTTGTTTATACCAATTTGAATCTGATAAAACCTTAATTGCATTAATCGGCATATCTATTTCAAAATGTCCAAAATGACAATCTTCTTGTTTGATACCAAGTAATCTCGCTAATCTTTTGTACGCTTCAGTTCTATTCAATACCTTGTTCTTCCAAGTGATATCAAATAAATCGTGACATGTTTTCTTTAATATTTTCATTTCTCTATTTGCCAATATACCTAATGGTCTTGTTGTGCCGTTATGAGTGCCTACACTAGCCTTACATTTTCTACACAAATAACATTTACCGTTCCCGTATTCTTTTCCATACAATTCTTTGTTAGAAGTTAGTACCACCTCACCATTACAAAATGTACATTTTTTTGGTATATCCATTCCTTATTCCCCCTTTTAAAATGGCAACGCCTTTCTTCTGTAATCCTTTGTATCTTTGAAAACCAGCGCTTTAAAGTTATTGAAAATACGCGAGACAATTCGTTCATCATATGCGCCCTCTAAACGCTCTCCTGTAAGGTTTGTTGTGAAGATAGTAGATTTACCTTGCCTACCATCGAAAACATCGAATAGTACCCTATTAATGAAGTTTGTTGCTTTTGTATTGGCGTCTAATGCGCCTAACTCAGCCCCTAAATCATCAACTATTAATACTTCTGCTCTTACTAAACTTCTTATAATTGCATCTTCAGTTAATGTTGAATCTTTACTGAATGTACTTTTAATCTTTCGTAGCAATTCGCCGACTGTAACGAAGACAACTGACTTCCCTGCTCCTGCAAGCTGATCTGCGATAGCGTAAGCAAGATGTGTTTTCCCTGCTCCGCAATTCCCGGCCATAATCGTGTTAAAAATATCCCCATTGAGATAATCTGTTGCGATGACCTTTGCGAGTTCTAGATTCTTCGCTCCTTCCTCGCTAGTAGGTTGGTAGTTATCAAAGTTAGCTTTCTTAATATTGCTATCAGCAATCATACTTTGTTGATGGAACATGAACTTCTTCTCATTTGCTTTATCTGCATCGTATTTCGCTTGCTCCTGTTGCTGAAGCTTTTTACTTTCGTTTTCAAGGAAGCATCGAGGGCAAACAACTTGTCCACCGAACTTCATCTTATTCATGCCATGTGTATCGCACACATCAGAATCCATAGTCATATTCACCTTTTTGGCTATATCGGTTGGTATTGCTGCCGCTGCTCTCTGCATTGTTCTTCGCTCCTTTTTTAGATTTCATCTGAATAGTAAGTTGATCGAACTTTTCACGTAGCTTTTTAGGAGATAAGATATTCCCTTGCCAGAATGGATCTGCTTGGCACCAATCAATAACATCTTTAATCTCTTGTGGTTCTCTGTTATCACGTTCTCGCATTAATCTAAATTCATTTGCCCAATTATCGAAGTTAGGCTCTTTTTGCTTAGGATTGTTACCCTTAATTTTTTCAAACAAATACTTAGCCTCGTTGGTGTCGCAAGTTTCAAACTTGTGACGGGAAGTCTTTTTTTCTTTTTCTTTTTCTTTTTCTTTTTCTTTTTCTTTTTCTTTTTCTTTTTGTCCCCGTATCGTCGACGTATCGTGGGACGTATCGTCAAGACCCGCATAAACACTGACTTTTTGTACTAACATGGTGTTTTCTGTGCGTTCTAGTACCAATCGCACTAACGACAAGTCCTTAATACTTTTAAGTTCTTTTTTGATACAATCCTCAATCGGCTTACCGCCTTTGTTCAGGTTGTATTTACCCCAATTAAGTATGCAAACCTCTCTTGTTTCCTCGTTATAAACCACTAGTTCGTGGTGATTAATGAATCTATCTAATAAAGCTTTTGCACTTTCAATTGAGTAACCTAATTCAAAGGCCATTTGCTTTCTAGTTATCTGATAAACTCCAATTTGGTTTGTATGCTCGTTTGTCATTAGATAGAGGTAAAAGTACTTATCCTCTGGCGTCATCTCTTCTGAAACTCTTGCATCTGACCAAAATGAAGTCTGTACATGTCTGTATTTAGCCATTTAGTTCACCTTCTTCATTTCCGTTTCATAGAAGCAATCTGTTTCATCGATTTCACCAGTTCTATGAACACTTTCCGTATTTACAACTTTTCTTGCTGGATAAACGCATTCGTAACCTTTTTTCGACCATTCGTATATTTTGAATCCGATTTCCGTTTTGGTTTCACCACGAACATATTTGTTCTCTTTCGTCTTGCTTGGAATAATGAAGCTATATCGTTTGGATCTGTACACTGTTTTCATCACACACTCTCCCTCTCGCACAATGCGATACCATCTTTAATATTCAATATTTTGTATCCTGGATAGCGATCGGGAGTAATGTACTCAATCGCCTTTGCTTTCGCTTCTTTTTCATTTCGTGCGCCCTTCCATACCCACGCCGGAAGGACGACTTTCGATTGATTTTTATCTAACATAGGTTTTCGCTCCTAACTAAGTATTTGAGAGTAATGAATTACTTTTGTTAATCGTTTAGTTTGTCTACAGTAAGCACACTTTTCGCATCTATTCGGCTTGTCCATTCCGTGTTTTACTGATAAGACACGGGGTAAATTCTCTTCGACTTCATCTAATTCCAGTTGAATGATTTCATCATCGAAGTTAATCACCGCTTTATCAGGATGTTTTTCCTTTGAGACTGCTACAATGAATGGTTCTAACCAGTTTTCTCTTCCGGACCACCGTTTTTCCAACTCGGCATATACAGCCATTTGAATTGTGTATCCGTATGCTTCTACGAATGAGCAATATCCGTATTCATCCGTCCAAACCTTGTCGTATATAGACTTAACTGTCTTTAAATCAACGAATCTTCCATTGATAGGGTTATATACATCTAGTTTCGATTTCCAATGTGTACCGAATAGCTCGGCTGTTATGATGACTTCTTTTTCACCTTCTAGAGCGAACATGCACAATCCATCATCTTTTAGTGTTTCAATCATCAAATCTGCATTTTTATATTGAGAGTAAAGATCTCCACTTCTTGTAAAGAGAGAAGGAGTCTGCTCTTTAAACTGGTCAAGCGCTCCTTCTAACCAAGCGTGAACATATGAACCAAGTAACAAGCTATCGTTGTTCTCTTCTTTCCATTCACCTTTTAGCTTTGCAAGTGCTGCGGCTTCACATTTTCGAAAAGCTTTATATTGACTGACTGACATATACTGCATATCAGCTTCTTTCGAGTAGTAATTTTCATCATTCAGTTGGAGAAGATTCATCTTTTACACCCTCTGTTTGTTGGAATTGGGCTTCTAAATTTGATTTAACTGGGCTTGTCTTCTTTGTATCGAAGAAGTCTTCTTTTTTGCCTACACCATCACGGATTGAGGTATAAATGCGTCCTAATTTCACGAAATCATGTTCTGTAAAAGCATCTATATTCAATTGGAATGAGTCTTCAATCATTTCCTTAGTTACACCAAATTCTTTTTTGAATGCATCTAACGCTTTTCGTAATCGATCTTCTAAAGGTTCTTTCTGTCCATTTACCAAAGTGTCATTACACTTCTGTACAGCTGCATCAACAATGTCTCCTGGGATAATCCCTAAGATGCAAGCTCGCATTCTTCGTGTCCCCATGTTGGCTGTTAATTCATAAACATCTCGGCTGTCAGTTAGTTTATTTGTTTTACCTTTCGCTTTTCGCTCATGTTTAACTGTGAATATTTTCGTTTGGCGTGTGTTTGTTTCAAGATCCCACGCATAAGCCATCATGGATGATTCGCCATCTTTTTGATCTAGTTCAATGATTCCGTAATCAATGTTTCCCCAGTTTCTTGCGACGACTTCAGCAAGTCGGATTGATGGTCCTTGAACCTTTTGTCCACCTTTTGGATATTGATACACTGCATTTTCAGCAACTAATTTGCGTTCGCATTCCTTCATGATTCGTTGAAATGCATCGTATGTGTCTCTTGGGAAGTTTTTTGCTACGTACATAGCCATTTGTACCTCTTGGGCTTGGCGGCTCACCATAGCTTCAGTAGTAACGTTTTTCGCTTCTGGTTTTGGCATGTAATCCGAGTAATCTATATTTGTTAATCCGTTCATTATTAATCTCTCCTTTTATTAAAACGGCGCTAATTCCGTTTGTTTGCTTGCTTCATATACTTCCTGTAACGCTTGTAATCCATATTCGTAAGCTAGAACCATTGATGATGCATTAGGTTCATCACTTTGCTTGTATCGTTCAACTAAACTCATCATTATTTGAATTTCAGCTTCAATTTTGTTTTGTAGGCCCATCTTATTCACCCGCTACTTTCTCTGTAGAATGAGACTTCACATATTGAGTAATGCACTCTGTTTCTGTGTGTAGGTAGTCCCCACCGAAGTCTAAGCAACTTTCTCCGTAGTAGATCTCCCCTTCACAACCACAGCATAGTTCAATGAAGTCTCTAGATGATGAATCGTGAGCATTTCCGATTAACATTCCGTTTTCAACCATTTCCACATTCCTCCACTCAGTAGTTATTTACTTAGAAGAAATGACCGTGTTATAATAGAGGTAGTATATTGAGTCATTTCTTCAAAAGAGTCGATTATTAGGCGTAGTCGGCTCTTTTTATTTTGTTTTGATGCTTTCACGCATCGGAATATCCAGGAACCTGTTTATTAGGTGGGGGATACCGTTAAATTCCTGAATATTCCGACAAGCGAGAGCTTGTCCTATTTAGCTAGAGTTATAAACTCCTTATGCATTTCCTCAACCTTATCTGCGCTGTTATGTATCCCTTTAGATCGTAAATCCTTTATGATCCATGTTAGTTTCTTGTGTTCGTATTCATCACGCTGTTCTTTATTTGTCATTCCGTGACCATCCTGTCTTTTTATCCCATACATCAATTCGGTATGCCAAGTATACGAATACACATATTGTTGCTGATACGATTAACAGTGATAATGTGCTTTCTTCTAACATTTACATCGCTTCCTTTCCAAGAAACTTGTTAATGAAGTAAAGCTGACCTTTACCTGTAACTTTAGTAGTGAATGATGTTACAAACTCACCTAGACTATTTGTTCTTACATATTCTTGTGATTCAAATAACTCTAAGTCCATTGAATACTGTGTCGGTGTGTTGTACAGGCTCCCTCTTTTCTTGCAAAGGTATCCGTTTTCTCTAAACCATTCGAAGAGTCTGTTTTGTCCTGTATCAATTCCTTTTTGCCTCATTAAGTTTGCTAACTGTTTGACGGTTATGAGGTTAGTTGATACTTGCACTGCTTCAGCAAATGTTACAAGTGGTTGTTGCTGCAAGATTGTTCGTTCAGCTTCAACTCGCTTTGCCTTTTCTTCTTTTAAGTTTGTTAGAAGACCAATCATGAAATCTGGATTTGTTACTGCTTGTTCAAGTACTTGATCTGTCATGTATGCTCCGTGTTTTCTAATAGAAGGAAGTACTTCTTCAAATACCCATTTTTCAAACTGTTCCGCTTGTGGGAGTTTCGATTTGATGATTAAGCGGTATAAGTTAGGTTCGTTTATGAATTTCTTTGTTTGTGCACCACTATTAGTAGGGACTAACGATTCGTTCACCCCTTCAGGTTTACAATGATCTTTTATTGCTTTGTGTGGGTTTGAGTACCCAAGAGCCTTTGCGACATCGGTTGCTGGAAAGTATTCCTTTCCTTCTTTAATAAGAATCTCTAAGTTTCCGAACATGTTATGCGAGAAATTTTTAAGTTCATTCATTTGGTTTACTCCTCTCATTTTGTAAATCTTAGGTTTACTTTAATTGTTAAAAAAAAGTTCTTTCGGATCTTCCTCAAGAGCAATTGCAATTTTTTCTGCTAAGTCTATTTTTAATGTTCTTTTTTCATTTTCAATGTACCAGTAGTGCATTTTAGTGATTCCGACTTTATTGGCAACGTCTTGGCAAGACATCCCTTTTTCGAGTCGTTTTTGTTTTAACTGCTTCAAGTTATTTCCTCCCTTCGTTGCCTGTGATTTCATTATAAGTAAACCTAAAGTTTATTTCAAGTACTTTTTTAAAAAAATCTCGAATAAATTTTATCTTGTGGTAAACACTATGTTTACTTTATACTTTAGGTATCATAAACACTTTAGTAAAAGGGGACGTTAATATTGATCGGGGAAAAGATTAAAGAACTCAGGAAGAATAGTAAGATTACGCAAGAGCAATTAGGTAATGCTATTGGTGTATCTAAGATGGCTATTTCTTATTTTGAAAAGGGTAAAAAATCACCTGGGCGAGAATCATTAGAAAAAATAGCGGATTATTTCGGAGTAACAACAGATTATCTATTAGGGAGATCAGAAGACCCTGAACTAAATGAAGAAGAAGATAAAGTTGTATCTGAAGAAGGAAAGAACATATTGGCAATAATAGAGAGTCTTCCTGAGGATGAGCGAAAGAAAGCTTGGGAGCAATTAGAAATGTATGTGACTTATATGCAAAATAAAAAGAATGACTAATCAAAGAAGACTACCTCACACGGCAGTCTTCTTTTTTATGTATTTGGTTTTTCCTTATATGATTCATCAAGGACAATCTTTAGAATGTCCTCCGCCTTTGGATTCCCCTGTTTTAATCCTAATTTCGCAGCCATTCTTACTAATTGCTCTTTTGTCATCCCTAATTCCCCCTACATCCCTTTTTGTATATTTTTGGAATTAATTCGGTTTTTCTTCAAAAGACAAAATACCGAATTTTTCTTAAAAACACGAAATGCGATCGCCTATTTATAGACAATCGCATTTCATAATATATATTTAAATGTATTTAATTACCATCCTGTTCCCGGATCACTCATATATGAAACAACATTTGTTGTTGGAGTCGCCTCTTTTTTTGTTGGAACCACGGGATTAAGAATAATAGCTCCTACAAATGCTATAATTGGGATTAATACTAAAATTTTCTTCATTTAGAAAATCACCTCTCTTAATCATAATTATACCATTTATTCATATTAAGCCCAACTCTTTTTTAGGTAGATATGCAAAAAAGATATTACCATTCTCCTCACACATTCTGAGGGACTTTTTTAATAATTCAGTATCTGAATTTCGTACTAAAGCTAATACAAATGTTTGCATATCAGAAAGATGACCATTTTCTCTTTCTAAATCTAAAAGTACGGCTTCAGCTTCTGCTATCCTTCCTTTTTTAACTAAGAATAACGCTAATTCCATTCCTTTTAGTTCTTTTTCTAAATCTTCTATTTCTCTCCAATGATGTATTTTCAGAAATTGTAAAGTTTCAACAATTTTTTCTTTTTTCTTCTCTAACCCCTTACAAAATGCTATAGCATCAATCTTACTTATAGCTAATTCAAGGTAAGTTTTCGACATACTGAAGTCCTCAAAAAGGTACGACTCTCCCAGTTTTCCTAAAGCAGTAATTTCAGCAATCTTATAAGTCTTATCAGATTCACAAGCTTTCAGGACTTCCAAAGCAGCTTTTCGCGACTTTTGTATTTCACCTCGTTGTAAACAGATCACACTAATGGCATCTTGCAGTCTTACTTTGAAGGTCTTCTTTATATATTTATTGGTAATTTTGCTTATATTTTCTTTTATATCCTTTAACTGTTCAGATACTAAATTGTAGTTCCCACATTGATAAAGAGCTTGGCAAAGAATAAGCTCAATCAAAATATTCATTTCAGGACTTTTCACATTTTTTTCTTTTTCTTTAATTCGTTTATACAGCCCATTATAATCCGCATCTTTTGTATATCTTTCCGAAAGCAGACCATAGACTTCTCCCCACTCCTTATTACCCTTATCCTTAACTTTTTCTATTACTTTATTTAGAGTTTCGAAATCTCCACTTAAAGCTAAATATTCCATTGTTTCTTGAAGGTTTTCTAATTTTGCTGATTTTATATAATCCGAGATATCGCTCGCTTTACTATTACTTCCCTTTTTTAACAGATCGTGCATTCTAGCCAAATAACAAAAACTCATCTGAGTTCTTCCTTTAAAAACATCTGTAACGACACTAGGACTAACCCCCCAGTGTGTTGCTAAGTCTTTCTTTTTAATACCAGCTACACAACGTTCTCCATCCAATCTATTTAACAAATTACTCATTAGCACCTTATTAAATTCTATCTCTTTCTGCTTTTCCACTAATTTACTAGTCATTCGTTTGCTCCTCCTACGGAATGGAACAAAGACATTTCGCTCATTTTCTCAATTTTTAAACGGGAAATTCATACCATAGTAATGCTTTAGTAATATCGGCATGTTATAATGTAAGTGTTACTCGTGTAGTAACCGAAAAGAGACTTATGGCAGATGTTCCCCTCGTGAGTCGGGCGAACGGTACAAGAGTGTTGCGAGCACTACTTGTACACGCTGTGAGTCTTTTTTTCGTTCCTTTTATTTTATTTGTTTTCATAATATCACATTTTTGGCAAATTTCAGTCATGTAGTTATCTGATAATTATTGAGAAAGTTGAGAAACCGCTTTAAATCAACGTTTCTAAGTGATGTAAAAATAAAATATGCAAATATGCATGGAACGTATTAAGACCTCACATGCATATTTTACCACAACAATACGAACTTTTGTTCTGTTTTTTTATTTATTTTCAGAAACTATAACTACCATTTTATCATTAAAGGTAGTTAAACGCCCATAAATAGTAGTATAGTTGTTTAGTATTTATACTTTAAACTATGAGACACTTTGGACAGATTCTAAAAAAACTAAGGAAGTCACGTGGCTTAACTCAAGAACAACTTTCCCACAAGTTAAACTTGAGCAGGAGCCAAATCAAGAACTGGGAAACGGATCGGTATCAACCAGATATAGACACTTTGGTTATTATCGCCTCCTTCTTCAATGTATCGGTAGACGTGCTTATTGGCTTCAAGAGTGATTTTGAAGATGAACCATTACAAGAACTATTATCTAATGTGCAAACAACGTATACGGCGTTAAATGAACATCAGAGGGAACGTTTTTGTAAGCAAGTCTCCGTATTAATCGATATGCTTGAGGACAATCAAGATATATTCTGATTTAAATTCATTGTAGAAGAAATGTTTTCCAATGAAAAGAGGTAAAATTTTACATAATTTTACCAATCCTACCAAGAGAGCCGTTCGGTTCTCTTTTTTATTTTCATTCGACATAATATGACAAAATAGTTGTAACTGTTTCTGTTATGATAAACACGAAAATCTTACATTTTATCATTGGGGGAACTACATAATGGGGAAAATTTTTAAGTTTGGGTGTTTAGGAATCATTGCTTTAATCGTACTCGGTGCTATTGGAGCAGCATTAAGCGGAGGAGACGACAAGAAAGAAAAAGCTTCTACTGAACCAAAACAAGAAACACAAGCACCAGTTGCTAAAGAAGAGCCTAAAAAAGAAGAAGTGAAAAAGGAAGAACCTAAGAAAGAAGAAGCTCCGAAAAATAAACCTGGAATTAGCAAAGCTGAGTTCGATAAAATCCAAAACGGAATGAGTTATGACGAAGTTAAAGCTATCATTGGTAGCGACGGGGAAGTTTTATCAGAGACTGGGCAAGCTGGAGAACAATTCCATACAATTATGTATAAATGGGATGGAGAAAAAGGATTTGGCGCTAATGCGAACTTCATGTTCCAAGAAGGTAAATTACAAAATAAATCTCAATTTGGTTTAAAATAAGGAAAGCACTCATAAGAGTGCTTTTTTATATTCCTAATAATTGCTTTTTCTTCGCTCGGAACTCTTCTTCAGTAATAACTCCTTGATCTAACAACTCTTTATACTTCAATATTTCATCTGCACCACTTACTGATGCAGAAACTTGAGGTTTACTTTTATTAACTAGGATACTCTCAATATACTCTTTAATTTCTACAGCCATTTTTTCTTCTTTTTTTGTAAACATAACTGTGTTTTCATCTGCAGCTGCAGCCATAACTCCTTTTTTACTTTCTTGACTACCCATGAAAATAAATTGTATGTAACCATTTGTGAAGAAATTGGCTTTTTTAATTTGAATACCAGTCATGTTGTTAATATCAATGGTTTTTTCACCATCTAATCCATGATTAAAAAAGTTCAAAGCTCCTCTTCGCTTCAGTCGAATGAAGTTACCCTCTATTCTTACTACTGTTTTCCCTGCCCCTTTAAACTCAAATGTTCTATCCAAGCTCTCCACCCCTATAATTATATAATGTATTACTCAAATATTATAACGCTGAATCTTTATTTACAAAATATAGATTTTATCAACATTTCTCAATGTGCGAAACAACTAAACATGGTAAAATAATATTTGGATTGGCGTCCAATACATATTATTAAAATTGGGTGTTTTTGCCCATCCCCTCGAAAAGGTGGATTAAGGGATCTCCCTAAAAACAAATCCCCGTTAAAAGGCGCTT